GGTGCTATTTTTTCACTTGCTTTAAATATAGCCAATAGAAAAACAAGAATATATGGAGAAAGCGGTGATCCTGATGATTTAATTAAAGATTTGCCTGCAGAAGAATTAGCAGAAGTTGAAAAACAAGCTGGTCTTGATATTACAACAGAAGATCAAAGTGATTTAGCTAAAGTTCTTTCTGGCGAAGATATAGAAATAAGAAGCGATATAGTTAAGTCAGAGGCTAATATTCCAGAAGTTACACCAGAAGTAGATACTGTTATTCCTGTTGCAGATGATGTTAATCAAATAGATGAAATAAATAATCGAATTGATAAAGAAATAGATGAATTAGACATGGATTTAGGACGGGGTAATGCATTTTTAGATGCACAGGAAGCTGAACGGAAAAAAGGTAATATATTGCACGGAAGAATAAATCAAGAATATCGTGATGGAAAAATAACTTTAGAAGAAACTAATGAAGCAAAGCTTAAAGCTGAAGCAAGACAAAGAGCATTAAAAAGATATAAAAAACAGTTAGCAGCTATAATTAATTTTAGAAATGTAAAAGGTATAGAGGGAGAAATAGATCAAAAACAACTAGATCAAATTTTAGAGTCTTTTACTATAGTAGAAGAAAACGTAGCGAGAGCAAGCATAGCAGATGCAGAAGGTGCAACTGAAGAAGAACTCATTGAAAGGTTTGGTAATGAAGCCAGAAAGCATGGTGATATATCTAATTCTATTATAGAAAAATTAAAAACTGGAGAAATTACAGAGAAAGATGTAACTACTCCTGTTGCAGATGAAGTAGTTGAAGAAGTAACAGAAACAACTACAGAAGCAGCAGAAGCTGCACCGGAAGTTACTGTAGAAGAGGAAGTTAAAGAAAAAACAACTAAACCTAAAAAGGCTAAACCCGCTAAACGTATTGATCTTAACCAAAAAATAACAAATCCAGTTAATAAGAAGTCTGTTGATGTAGGTTTTGCAGATGAACAAAGTGCTAGGGTTTATGGCGATGGACAAATACAAACTAAAAGATTGGTTGATAAAAAGACTAAGAAGGTTATTAACGAGTCAGCAGCATTTAGACAGAATGTTAAAAATAATCTAGGCATAGGAACACAACAGTACAGAGAACTAAATAATAGATATACAGACTATGTTAAGAAAGGTGCTGATGATGCTATGAAAGGCAATCAGCCTGAATTTAAGCCTATTTCTTTTGCTAATTACGTAAATCAAGAAATAGGTGTTCCTACTCAAGAGGATATAGTACAAACACTTAAAGATAAGAATATAAGCACTACTGACAGCGATTTTAAGAAATACTTAAAGCAACAATGGAGGGTAGATAGCCTAGATCAATTAAATGCCTTAAATCGAAGGGAAGTAATGAGAACTATGGGTTCTCTTCCTATGATGGATCAAAAAAATACTCCTATTGCTAAAGCTTTTGGCGTTCAGGGTGATAATTTAAAGATTGCAAATAAACAATCAGCTATAGATGCTCAAGCCAATAAATTAAAAAATAAATATACGACACAAGAATTAATTACTTTAGCAAAATCTTCAGGGGTTCCTGATCAGCAAATATATAGTCAAACAGAGGGAAAGCCTTTTATTAAAAGCGATATTGCTAGAGCAATTGCTACTAAAGAAGTAGATTTATTAACTACTGCGGAAGAAATGCGAGATAGGATTTCTTCTGTTGTTACTCCTAATGTAATTGTTAGAAAAAATAAACTTAGCAATAAAGATAAAGCAGATGGTGTTGTTAGATATAATATCGAATTTCCTGACAAGACAAAGATTAGGGTTCCAGTAGATAATAGATTGGAGGATGCACAAGCTAGAGAATTTGCTGCAAACCTTGCTTTAGAAGAAAGAGTAGCTGAACTTAAAAAAGAAAACGAGCAAAAGAAAGCCGTTCCCGAAGCATCTGATAGGGATTATTTAGATGCGGTTAGATACATGCTTGCTTCTGGAAACAATCCTCTTGGTATTCTTCAACAGATAGCCAAACCCAAATATAGTGCCACAAATAGAATTGAAGGTGAAACTTCTGATATTCCTTTGCCTTCTCTTGCTGTTTTGCGTGAGCCTAGTTATTTATTTAAGTCAGGTGTAGATGCAGACAATATAGCGCTTAATCTTAGGAAGCTTACTAAAAGAATGTTTCCTGATGCAGATGTTGCTTTAGTTGATAGGGTTTTTACTCCTGAAGGAGAAAAAGCTGGTCTAACAGAAATAGGAGCAGAAAATTTAATACTTATTTCTCTTGATAAGAAGTTTGCTGATCCTACAGATACTTTATATCACGAAGCCTTCCATTGGTTTACTAATAATGGATTTTTTAGCAATGAAGATATAAATGCTTTAAGAGAGAACGAATCAGTTATAAGGAATATTGCAGATGCAAGGATGGGTCAACCTGTTGAAAGTTTTGAAGAGGCTGCTGCTATAGCTTCTGGTGCTTATAATAATGCAAAAATTAATGGTCAGACTCCTTATGAATTTTTACCTCCAATAAGAAGGGTCTTTGATAAGCTTTATAGATTTTTTAGCAAGTTTAAACAGTTTCTTAATGGGAAAAAGTATAGAACGCCTGAAGATGTATTTGATCGCATGAGAGAAGGTGATTTGTTTAAAGAAATGTCTGAAAATCAAGTACCTTTAAATGAGGTAAATGAAAGTTTTGTTAAAGATAATTTTCAAAGATTTGGTGATGTTGGTAAATATGAAGGCGGTCAGATGATTCAGCAGACTATTCCTCAATATCAGTATTTACAAGGCATGCAACCTTTTTGGGTTAATTCAAAATCTTTTGAACGACCTGCAAATTTTATGTTTGATTCTACCAATTTACGCATATTTCAAAATGATGCATTATTAGAAAGAATTGAAGGATTAAAAACAAAGAAAACAAAAGCATCAGAGTGGATTAGACAAATATTTCCTACAAAGCGCCCAATAAAACAAGCATATGATCAAGATGTTGGATTAAAAGATTGGCTTGAAAATCAAAAAGATGAGTCTGTTTCAAAACAAGATATTATAGATTATTACAATGCTAATGCTGATATGTATAGCATAGTAGTATCCGGCAAAGACCTTGATTTCTTTCCAGTTGTTAATGCTGATGAAAGAATTGCTTATCAAGAAGTTAATAACGAAATTTCTTTATTGCAACATTTGACACAAAAGAATAACGATCAAATAAGAATGCTTGCTATGGAAAACGGAAGATTCTATAGGGCTTTAAAAGAAAACTTTTATGATGGACCAAATAACCCTTTAGATACTGCTTTTTATTCTGGTGTACAAACAGATAAGGTAATCAATGCTTGGAAAAAAGAAACAAGAGGAAAGGATTTTCCATTAGATGTTAGCAATAAAGATTTTGATCATTTAAGAAAAGCCTTTAATTCAGATATTGCTAATTATGATTTTCAAACTAATCCTGAAATGCAAGATAAAACTGCAAAAATTGTAGAAAAAATGCTCAATCCTTTTGTAAAAACAAAAGAAGTAGAAGATGGTTGGTCAATTGCTGTAGCAGATGTTAAAGATACAGATTTAGCTAAATTTTTATCTGATCTTCAAGGCGCTTCCGAACTTTATATTGATAAAGATGGAGAGGTTCAAGTTACTTATGTTCATGTAAATTATGATACTGTTCTTGATTACATAAACAAATTCTCTAATCCTGCTGAAATAGAATATTTTGTTAATGAAAATAATTTAGGCGAAGCAGATGGAAGTCTTTATAACTATGGTCAACTGCTTAAAGATAATTTATATCTACAAGAAAAGTATAAACTGTTCGATGATTTAAGAAGCAATCCTGAATTTTTGGATACTTCTGCAGGACTAGAAATCACTTATCAGAAATTTAATTCTCTTCAAGCAAATCCTGATTACGGAAATGTACCAGTTACTTCAATTACTGCAATTGATTCAATATTTGGTCCTATGCAAAGAATGGCTATTAGACAAGCAGCTAAGATGAAAGGTCAGGATTTACCTAAAACTACTAGAGAATTAGCAGAATTGAGTGGGGATGCGTTTGAAACACCTATTCTTGCTTCTCCTTCTGAATTTGATTTAGCAGCAGAAATACCAACACAAGTTATATCAGATATTGAACAGCTAACACCAGACGAGAGAGAAGCATTTAGGTTGTCTTGGAACAATCTTAGAACTGACGATTATTCAATAATAAGATTTATTCATACACCTAGTGATTTATCCCAACAGCCTTATATGAATGGTCAGCATTTTAATGCAATTCCGGGCGCTTTTGCTCATGCCAGAATAAGAAATATTTATCTTCCAGATGGAAAAAGAATATTGTTTATTGAAGAAATACAATCTGATTATTTAAACGATTTGAAACAAGCATTAAATAGCAAGTTTAAAGGTAGAGAATTAAAGGATGTAAGTGCTGAAGAAATAGACAAAGCGTTTAAAGATGGTTTGCTTCTTTCTATTGGAGCAGAGAAGAAAGCACAAAAAAATATTCAACAAATTCCTTTGCTAAAACTAGCAGATGGTAAGCCTGATTTTACTAACAGCTACCAAGATATGATAACTAGAGCAATAACTAAAATTGCTCTTGATAATCATTATGACGGGATGGCTACTATTAACGAGAATCTTCAAGCAGAAAGAATAACCGAAGAAATAACAGATTATTTTGACAATCTTTATTATATGGCATCTGTTAATCCTTATGATATAGAATTAAAAGAAGTTGATGGTAATAGATTCTTTTATCATAAGCCTTCTGGTCAAAGCGTATCAGTTGATGAACTTTCGCAATCTGATTTCTTTACTCCTGCAGATCAGGTTGGAAAAAGTAATGATATGAACTCTAGAAGTCGAAGCGGTTTTATGGCTGCTGCTAATTTATTTGCACAAAGATTTTCAAGAAATCCTGAATCTTATGAGCATAATACATATGTTAGATATGCAAGATTAATAGGCATGCAAGGAGCGAATGTTGCTACAGATATGGCGGTTCCTACAGATTTATCAGTTATTCAGGCAAATCCTGAAGGAGCCGATAATGCAATTATGCACCACGAAGGAACAACACACCTTAATATATTTAATAATCCTCTTGTAGCAAATCATTTTAAAAGCTTTAAAGGTAGGGTTGCAGGAGATCAAAGAAACAACATAAAGACTCTTGGTTCTTTTTTGCCTAAATCTAATAACCCTTCATCGCCTAGTTTTGGAGATATTATTAACGAACAAATAAGATTAGGAATTACTCCTGATTTTAAAAGAGCCAATGTATCTTCTTTAAGCGGTAATGAAGCAATTATTGATGAAACGATTAGAGAAGTTGATAAACCATCTTCTATGACTGGATTTGATCCTAATCGTCTTTTGTATCAACAAGATAATTTACAAGGAATAGGTAATGGCTATTTTAATCTTCGTTCTATATCGCCAGAATTGGTTAGGGGTTTTATGAAGCAAGGATTTACACAATATGGTGATCCTATGTTTAGTAGATTGCAAAAAGCTTTAAATGTTGTAGATAACGGAAAAGGCTATTCTATTGCAGGAAAAACTAAAAATGAAATTGCTGCTGAATTATTTGATGGAGCAAAGATTAAAGATATTAATTCTAATGATTGGTGGGCTAATAGATTGTTTGATACTGTCTATGATGAATTAAGTCAATCAGAGCAAAATCAAGTTGCTATGGCAAAAATGCAAGCACAAATGGAAGTTAATTCTAAGTTTGGGGTTAAGCCTGCTGCGAAAGAGTGGCAAGGAAGAACCGATCTTGAAGTACAAGGAGACAGATTTAGATTTCCTACTATTATATTTGATGAAGGATTTACTGATCAGTTTGGCTCACAGAAAGGTGGTGCGCCTTTTGCTAAATACTCTAGTACCCCTGCTGATGCTCAGAGAGCATATACTTCTTTAAATACATGGGAAAAGGCAAAGAATTTAACAAGATTCTTTAGTGGTCTTGGTAAATTACCTAATTACAAGAAGCTTATGTATGAAAGATATTTAGCTTTGGGTAACTTGAGTAAGGCATATACTTCTGCTGATTTCTTTTATCATAAAATTGCAGCTATAGTTAATCCGACAAAAGGTAAAGATACTCCAGAAAAGCAACAACTTCGTAGAGAATTAACTGAATTTATGGAAGGCGGTTGGGATGCAAGTCCTGAAATTATAAGCGACACTAATTTAAGAAAGTTAGCAATTAAAGCTAAAACAATGATTGATAATATAGGTAAGCTTTTGGTTAATAAGGGCTTATTGCCAAGGGATGTATATGAAAAAGGTAGAGGAGAGTATCTTCCAAGGCTTTATATGAAGTATCTAATAAAGAATCCAACTGGCGGTACTCAGGATTATCTAAAGAAAAGAAAAGATTTGGATGATGAAACAAGAATGATTCTTGGAGATATTGCTGATATTTCTCCTGAATTTAGAATACATGCAGGTATTGCCAGACCATTAAGAGATATAGCTATGCTTGATTTTTTTGAAACTGTTTCTAATGATCAAGGATGGGCTTTAAAAGATAATGATATTATGGTTACAATACCTACACCAGATGGTAAGCCTATGAATGTTAGTGCTTTGTGGTTACAACAAGAAGCAGATCGTTTAATGGCAGAATCAAATCAATTTAGTGCTGAACCTGAAACTGCTGCACAAATGAAAGAAAAAGCAAATGAATTTTATGAAATAGCAGCGCCTATGTTGCAACAAACTAATTATGGTAAAGGAGCAGTTGTTATAAATGGCAAAGTATCTAATGATTGGAAGAGAATACCTGCAACTAAAAAATATGGAATGCTTCAAGGTGTTCCAGTTAGAAAGGAAATATATAACGATATAATTGGCACTTTTACTGTAGGCGATACTGATAATTTTTATAACAAATCTGTCGCTGTTATGAAAAAGGGCGTTAATATATGGAAAACCCTAAAGGTTCCACTAAACCCACCTACTGTAGTTCGTAACGTTGGTTCTAACATGATTTTAATGAATGTAGTAGGCGGAGTGCCTATACATAAAGTATTGCCTAGAATGAAACAGGCTATAGACCAAATGAGCGCATACAATAAAGCTAATAAAGAAGGCGCAACTGAAGAAGAACTTAAAAGAATTGCTCCTGCTTGGCATGCTGCTTTAAAGTTTGGTATAAAATCAACGCAATTTTCAGATCAAGAGTTATATCAAATTTCAGAAGTAATGCTGGATTTGCATCAACAACATCATCAATTAGGTCCTATTACTAAATTCTTTTCTTTACCTAAACTTTTAGGGCAGAAGATACTTAAAAAAGGCGGTGACTTGTATCAATTCACTGAGTCTGTTGGTAAGACAGCTATTATTATTGATTCTATGGATAAAGGTATGGGTGAATTTGAGGCATTCCATTTAGCACAAAAAGCCTTGTTTGATTACTCAGACCTTCCTGAAGGTGGTAAAGCCTTTAGATCAGCACCAATTGGCATGCCGTTCTTTACCTTTTACTATAAAGCATTTCCGGCTTTAATAGAGGTTGCCTTAACTAATCCTATACGTTTCGCTCCATATGTTGCGTTAACAGCAGGTTTAAGTGCTTTGACAGGGTTTGCCTTCGGATTTGAAGATGATGACGATAAAAAGCTTAAAAAGAGCCTTGAGCCTTGGATTGAGAGAAGGACTGGAGTACATGTTTTGCCTTGGAAAGATTCTGATGGTCGATTCCAATTTATTGATATAGGGTTTTTCTTTCCTTGGACTATGTATGCAGATGCTGTAAAGGGTGCATATAATGGCGAATTTATGGAATTACAAAGAACGACAGGATTATTTTCTGGTCCGTTTTCAGACATATTGCTGGCAATGAAAACTAATCGTGACCCGTTTACACAGCGTGTTATATGGGATGAACGTGATCCGGTAGAAGAAAGAATTAAAAGTCTTATGTGGTACACCTATGGTTTAGGTATGCCTTCTTGGTTAACACCAAATGGCGCTATAAGTAAGACTGTAAGGGCTTTACAAGATACGCCACGCCCAACAGGTCAACCTGCAGACACAGTTCCACAAGCTTTATTACGATTTGTAGGTGTAAATGTGTATGGTTTAGAGCCACGTGAAACAAGGCAACGTAATATTAAGCGTATGCGACAGGATATTGAAGATACTAGATCAAGAATGCGATGGACAATGAGAAATCAAAGCCTAGATCAAGAGACAAAGAATGCTAGAAGGGCTAAATATTTGTCTTTAATACGTCAAAAACAACAAGAAATGGCGCAATATATGCATGATACGTCATTACCTGAAGGATTATTGAACAGAAAAAGCAGGTTTCAAGATTGATAATTAAAAGGCTGTCGGTTTTATTTTTTGCTATTTTTGTATTATTTATAACGTTTACAGAGGAAAAGATGAATAGAGAAAAGCTAATAGAAGAATTAATTTTTGATGAAGGAATGATTGACGAAGTATATAAGGATCATTTAGGGTATAATACATTCGGTGTAGGTCACCTTATATTAGATACTGATAAAGAATGCGGTCAACCCGTAGGAACAAAAGTATCAAAAGAAAGAATAATAGAATGTTTAAACAGCGACATAGATGCTATTTGTGCTGACCTAGACAGGGCTATTCCTTGGTGGAGAGAATTAGATGACGATAGGCAAAGAGTAATGGCTAATATGGGTTTTAATTTAGGTTTAACAAGATTATTACAGTTTAA